GTCATATGGAGTTACCAGTTGGAGCGTTTATTACTGAGGCACTTGAAAAGGGTGTTCCAAATAACGCCCGCAAACTCCTTGAATCAAATGTTAAAGACGAGATAAACCATGACCTTGCTCTTGGGTATGTTGCTAATTCAGTTGGGGTTGACCCTACGGCTGAATCAGAAGCCCTTAGACTCAGACAAGCCTGGATAGACCACCCAGATCACACAGTATTAAAAGCATTAATAGCCGAACGTGCAATATTTTTCTGCCTTCTTCCCTTCTTTCGTTTTAACGGTGACGCTGCTACTCGTACTGTCAGCGCCGACATCTCTAGAGACGAACAAATACACGTGGCCTCTCATAGCCTTGTATGTCACGAGTTGGGCTTATCTCCTAGTCAATCTTTGGATAAACTTAGGAAGGCCACCATTAACTGGATTATGGAACCTTTAGGTATAAATACTACCTGTAAATATTTGGACAAAAAATTCTGGCTGGATGTAAGCGATCGGTTAATGTATGAAGGCAGAGCGCCTGAATTAATTTCCACCAAGACTGCTCGCATGCCAGCTTTCTTTGAGCATAGTAATGTCAATCTCCCTCAGTACGCTTAAGCTACACAACGAGAGGTTGGATGAGTTGGTCACAAGACTAGATCAAAACTTTGGTTGGAAACCAATTCATCCCAAAGAACCTATCGAATCAATCATGTATCGCGCTGGCCAAGCCAGCGTCATTGAATATATTAAATCTATTATGGAGGAAGAAATCTAATGTGTTTAGGAGGAGGAGGAGATAGCTCCGTAACACCAGCACGCTTGCCACCAGCACCACCACCAGCACCACCACCAACAGATGTAAGACCATTGCCTACACCTAGAGTGTTAGATGAAGAACGTGACACCGTGAGAATAGAGCCGGCAAGGACTTCAGCTGAACGAGAAGGAAGAAATAAAAGAGGACCGTTAAGAGGTAGTGCAGCATCTTTAAGGATACCATTAGGCACTGCGAGTCCTACTGCGACAGGTAATATTCAAGGACTTAATCAATGAAAGCCAGAGATAGATACACTCAACTGAGTACAAATCGTTCTCAGTTCTTGGACACAGCAGTTGAGTGCGCAACTCTTACATTACCTTATTTAATTCATGAAGATTTAACAAACCGACCTAGCCATAGAAAACTTTCTAAACCCTGGCAGAGTGTAGGTGCAAAGGCAGTGGTAACATTAGCAGCAAAGTTAATGCTTGCTTTACTTCCTCCTCAAACTACATTCTTTAAATTACAAGTTAGGGATGACAAGTTAGGTGAAGAGATACCACCTGAGGTTAAGAGTGAACTTGATCTATCATTCTCCAAGATGGAGAGGATGGTTATGGATTACATCGCTGCCTCTAGTGACCGTGTCGTCATTCACCAGGCATTGAAGCACCTTATTGTAGGTGGTAATGCTTTAGTTTTCATGGGTAAGGATGGTTTAAAGAACTTCCCATTAAATAGATTCGTTGTCAATCGAGACGGCGATGGTAATGTACTAGAGATAGTAACAAAAGAACTTATTAGTCGTAAGGTTTTAGGTATAGATCTGCCTGAACCTAAACCAAATTCCCCTGGGGATGATGGGTACAAGACAGGATCTGATGATAACGACGTTGAGGTATACACCTACGTCCGAATGGATAGTAAGAGTGGACGCTGGACCTGGCATCAGGAATGTTTCGATAAGATACTTCCTAACAGCCGTAGCACAGCACCAAAGAATACAAGTCCATGGTTAGTACTTCGATTCAATACAGTAGACGGTGAAGATTATGGTAGAGGTAGAGTTGAAGAATTCATGGGTGATCTGCGGTCACTTGAAGGACTCTCCCAGGCCCTCGTAGAAGGCTCTGCAGCAGCTGCTAAAGTAGTCTTCCTTGTATCACCATCATCTACTACTAAACCACAGACCATAGCCCAAGCTGGTAACGGTGCCATCGTTCAGGGTAGACCTGAGGATGTTGCAGTTATACAAGTGGGTAAGACAGCTGACTTTGCTACAGCTGCAAACTTAGCTCAAACTCTTGAGCGAAGAATAGCAGAAGCTTTCATGCAATTAAATGTAAGGCAGAGTGAACGTACTACTGCAGAAGAAGTACGTCTCACACAGATGGAATTAGAACAACAGTTAGGTGGACTATTTAGTTTACTTACTATTGAATTCCTAATACCATATCTAAATAGGACACTCCATGTTTTACAAAGAAGCAAAGAGTTACCTAACATACCTAAGGATCTTGTACGCCCACAGATAGTAGCTGGTGTTAATGCACTAGGTAGAGGGCAAGATAGAGAAAGCTTAACCGCATTCATTACAACTATCGCACAGACTTTAGGGCCCGAAGCTTTGTTAAAATTTATCAACCCTTCAGAAGCAATCAAACGACTTGCTGCCTCTCAAGGTATAGATGTATTGAATTTAGTTAAGACAGAGCAGCAGATGGCACAAGATAAGCAGAAACTTCAACAGCAAGCCACACAACGATCCTTAGTAGACCAAGCTGGCCAACTTGCAAGCGCTCCTTTGATGGACCCAAGTAAGAACCCAGAAGCATTAGAAGGGTTATCTAGTCTGGTAGCTGGAGGTCAACAAACACAACCGCCACCACCAAATGAATAAAATTAAACCAATTCGGCCAGTAAAGGCCAAGCGCAAACCACTACCGAAGGTAAGTAAACCAGAACCATTAGTATCTGAAACTGATTTAGCTAAGCCAACATCTATACAACCTAAGATAAATATAGGAACAGACCCAGAGTTTGTAACCACAGTTGGTCTTGGTAATTTAAAAGTAACAACAGCAAACGGAGCAAAAGAATATAATGGCTGATACATTAACTTATGATCCAACAGAAGATAATGCACCTGAACTTAATGAAGAGGAACAGAATTCTCTTGAGGTTGGGGAAAAATTAGCTGAACAAGAAGAGCAGTTACTTGCTGGTAAGTATAAGAATGCTGAAGAATTAGAGAAAGCTTACGTTGAATTACAACAGAAGCTTGGATCTAATGAAGAGGAAACTGTTGAAGAAGAACAAACTGAAGAGGAAGATGAACCAGCAGGAGTTTCACTTATTAATGAGGCATCCCAAGAGTATTATGAGAATGATGGTCAGCTATCTCCAGAAACTATTGAGAAGTTCGCTGATTTAAGTAGCCAAGACTTAGTCAAAGCTTACTTAGAAGTACAAAAGAATAACCCTCAACAACCTGAAAGTATAGATGATTTTACTGAGACTTCGATTAATTCTATTAAAAATTCAGTAGGTGGTGAGACTGAGTACACTAATCTAATGCAATGGGCCGCTGATAATTTAGATGACTCTGCTGTCCAAGCATTTGATTCTATTGTTGACTCTGGTAGCCCAGAAGCTGTACAAATAGCAGTAGCTGGAATAAAAGCTGAATATGATAATACTAATGGCTATGAAGGGAGGATGTTATCAGGTAAAGCAGCAGCTTCATCTAGTGATGTATTCCGTAGTCAAGCAGAAGTCGTATCAGCCATGAACGATGTTAAGTATGAAAAGGATCCAGCTTATCGTCAAGATGTTTATGAAAAATTAGAAAGATCTGATCTGAAGTATTAATTATGTGTAATCCTGCTATGATACCAATCGCTATGGTTGGTAACGAATTCGTCAAAAGTTTTGATAAAACAGGTAAGGAAGGCCCAACTGATGATCGCAAGCAGCAGATGGAAAATTATAGAAATATGTCCCCTGAAGAACGGACTAAGTATGAGATACAATGGGCTGAAGGCCATGGAGGATGGGGAGGTCATGCACCACATGGTACCTCACAAGATGCCAGTGATTTCTTTAGGAGCCATGGTTACGATAGAGGTGGTAGAGGATTTGATTATTCAAGCACTTATTCTAATATGCCTAGACCTCGTTGGATGCAAGATATCTACGAAGAGTTAAGAGAGTCAGGTCAAGACACACGTCCAGAAGTACATGCAATCAACCCTTGGGAGTATGGTACTGGTAGACGTAGTCCTAGAGGCACTGGCTCCACCAACCACCTGTATATTGGTCAACCTCGTTCTGGTAATTATAGAGGTACTCCTGGTCCTCCTAGGAGGCGTTAGTGGCGACCCGAACTTTCGTCCTCGCCAACACACTTAACGCCGCGTCCGTTCATCCTTAACGGGACGCATGAAGCCACATCATGGAACGGGGGTGTGGTACTATGGAGAAAGACAATGCAAAAAAAGCATTCTGTAACCCTGAAGTATCGCGGCGTGCCTTACACGAAAACTATTTAAATTTTATTAACAATGAAAAGACTAGCACTAGCCCTCGCAACCACCGCTTTCGCGACCGCTCCTGCTTTCGCCGGTGCCTACGTGAATGTAGAGAGCAATGCCAGTTATACTGGCTCTGATTATGATAACCGTACAACCGATCTACACGTAGGTGTAGAAGGTGGTGGTGAAACTATCGGATGGTATGCTCAAGGTGGACCAGCTATTGTTGGAGAAGATGGAGAGGATAATGACACACGCCTATCAGGTAAAGTCGGCCTCAACGTCAATGCAACAGATGCTCTTGGTGTTTACGGAGAACTCGCAGTACTAACTGCTGAGGACGACGATGATGACAAGACTTGGTCAACTAAAATAGGCGCCAAATACAACTTCTAAGTACATGTGCGTGACCACGTTAAACTATGTCCCCCGTAGCGGAACTGCGGGGGGTCAATTAACCTATAACAATTTTTAATCATGCCTTTTACTAATAATACAACCCGTGGTACTGTAGTATACAGTCCTCCTACTTGGGAATGTAAGATCCTAGCAAACGATGGATCATCTCTATCATCTGCTACATTGGCAACACAATCTGAACTTAGCATTCCGATAGGTGGCTTCGAAAGAGTCTTCGGTGTTTATACCCTTTGGTATGATTCAGATAATACTAATGAACTTAGCTATAGAATTGCGAACTTCGATAATCAAGATACTCCTGTAGTAGTTGCTACAACTATTGCAACTCAGTCGATTGCATCATCAGCAGAGATTACTAGTGGTGCTACACCTTCTGCAGCTGGTTTAGAAAGTACAGGTACATTCTCAACTGACGGAAACGGTGAAACAGTCGGGGTTGATGTAGGTGCTGATACTTCTGCTCTATGGTTACAAGTACACTTCAATGCTATATCAACAGCAGCTACGAAAGGTAACATTGTATTCCAGGCAGCTAACATTACAGGAACTGCATCAGGTACTCACCTACTGGCAGGTTCTTATGTAGAATATAAGAAGTGGTAACACACTTCGGAAGAGAGGCACCTCAGAGTAGGACCTCTCTTTCATTGGCTTTCGGCCCACTACGGTGGATACCCTTAAGCTGTCTAGACGGTGGGATAGACCACAACATATATTAAAAAAAAATTTCCAACGTTGGAGAGAATGTAAACATTAATCTCTCTATATAATAATGGCTAACGCCACGCAGTCGGTACTTGGTACCCTTAATAAGGCGGTATCATCTACCTCCGGTAGTGTTGCATACGATACTAAGTACGCAACCTATCTAAAACTATTTAGCGGCGAACTATTCAAAGCTTATGAAAGTGCTACGATTGCTCGTGACACTATTCAACGCCGCACCCTGAAGAACGGTAAGAGTCTTCAGTTCATCTTCACAGGTCGCATGCAGGCGGCTTACCATACTCCTGGTACACCGATACTAGGTTCTGGTGATCCTCCAGTAGCCGAGAAGACCATCGTTTGTGATGACCTTCTCATCAGCTCTGCATTCGTATACGATCTAGATGAAACACTTGCTCACTACTCACTAAGATCTGAGATCTCTGCAAAGATTGGGCATGCTCTCGCAGAAGCTTATGACAAAAAAGTATTCCGTACTATTGCATTAGCTGCTCGTGAAGCACATCCTATCACTGCATCTCCAGGCCCCGAGCCAGGTGGTACAACCATCGAACTTGGTGTGACTAAGGAGTTTAATGCTCAAGCATTAGTTGATGCTTTCTTCGAAGCCGCAGCGGTTCTCGATGAAAAGAATCTTCCTAAGAATGGCCGTACTGCTGTACTCAGCCCACGTCAGTACTATGCTCTAGTATCTCAAGTGTCTTCGAATATCCTTAACAGGGATTTCGGTGCTTCTCAAGGTAACCTTAACTCAGGTGAAGGTCTTGTGAACATCGCAGGTATCAACATCAAGCGTTCGAACAACCTACCATTCCTTGCTGGTACTGTTAATGGACAGTCCGGTGAGAACAATGATTACTCTGGTGATTTCTCCACACACTGTGGTTTGATCTATCAGAAGGATGCTGCAGCATGTGTAGAAGCCGTTGGCCCTCAGGTCCAAGCTACTTCTGGTGATGTTTCTGTTCTGTATCAAGGTGACGTACTTGTAGGTCGTCTTGCAATGGGATGTGGACACCTCAATCCAGCAGCAGCAATTGAACTAACCTCAGCACGTAGCTAATCATGTCTCTTAATCCTGGTACCTCTACAACTATAACTAGAGTGAAGGGTAATGGAGCATCTCTCAGTGGGATCGGTCAGGTTGACCAATCAGTCACCAAGAACCCACCAACTCCTTTGGAGTATGGGAGAAAGCATCTAAGCCCTGCTAATATAGGTACCGTTTCATAACCAATAAAATATTATGGCAGTTCCAACAGCAGTTGGGAACTATGGGGTTTGCAAAGGAACGCAGACTCGCATCTCCCCATCTGATACAAGTGGATCTGGTAGCGCATCAGGCGTTGCCTCCACAACTAAAAACTTACGTCTAGCATACTCCACTGTTGGTGGATCAGGTGTGCTTGATACATGTGCAGTTGTCGCAGGACAATACACATAACTATTAAGAGGGGGTTTCATTACCCCCTTTTTTTTATTCACAAATATTTATACCTATGACTTCTACTCCCACGACTGTCGACTCCGATACAGAACTATCCGCAGTGAATGCAATACTGGGTAGTATTGGTCAGTCACCTTTAACCACATTAAATTATTCAAACCCAGAAGTAGCACTGATATATAATATATTTAAAGATTGTAATATTGATACACAGAATGAAGGCTGGCATTTTAATAGAGAAAATCATATGAAAGTAACACCAGATAGTGATGGATATATTGGTGTACCTTCTACTGTTTTACGTTATGATATAAGCGAAGGTGGTATTTATAAGACTAAGGATTTAGTCATACGTACACCAACAACTGGACCACAAGCTAATAACAAATGTTTATATGATAAAGTAAATCATACTTATATCTTTACAGATACTAGCATCGATGTAGACATTGTATATTTATTTCCATACATAGATATACCTTCAGTATTTA